ATCTATCGTGAACAGACAAGCCCTAGAACGAGGTGACTCATTCGTGAACTACGACACCCTGACTGAAGAAACAGTTCTTGGTTGGTTGTGGACTAAGGTAGACAAAGAGACTGTAGAAGCTGCTCTAGAGGCTCAGATTGAGGCTCAGAAGGCCCCTGTGTCTGCTAACGGTCTTCCTTGGGTTACTGAATAATCATGACTGAGCATCAAGTAGACACAGCAGCCGCTGTAGTAGCTAAGACAGCCCCTCCTGTTGGGGTTTCATTGGCTACAGTGGCTGGTTATCAGGTAAGTGAATTAGTACTTTGGGCTACTCTTGTGTACACCATCTTGATGATTGGTCATAAAGTGTACCAAATCTACAAAGAAGTCAGTGGAAACGTACAACAATCTCTTGACAAATAAACTAAATTAGTATAGGATACGTCATGGCAACAAAGAAACAGACAAACAAGATGGGTAAGGTCATGGGTGAGTACAAAGAAGGTACTCTCCATAGCGGTAAAGGTGGCCCTGTGGTTAAGAACCGTAAGCAAGCCATCGCTATTGCCATGAGTGAAGCAGGTATGCCCATGCGTGGTCAGCGTACAGCTAAGAACAAGGCTAAGAAAGCTAAATGAGATCAGTTACCCAAGGCGTTA